GTCCAGAGTGGGCTTCGGGGCGTGTCGCCGCCAAAGATCGGATGCGCATCCGTGGCACGTAGCGAGGGCAGTGGGCGCCTGGGGGCTGTGCTGGCGGCTCACCCCCAGTCCGAGGTGGCAAGACGCGCTAGCGTGTCACGCCAGGCCGTAAGCGCATGGGTTGCGGGCCAGAAGCTCCCTGGTCTCGAGCGCCGACTCGCGCTCGAGCGCGAGTACGCCATCCCGGCTGCGTCGTGGGATGTGAAGGCGGTGGCAACCGCGCCCGCAACGCCTAACGTCGCGAGTAACCCCCCGCCGGCCGCACCCGGGCAGGCGCGCGAGCTGACGGCTTACGAGCGTGCCCTCGCTCATGCATCGGATGTCGACGCCCAGATCGCAGAGGCCCAGGGATCGGGCGCCTCCTACACCGAGATGGCGCGGCTTTTTTCGGTCCGATCCGGGGCATTGACGGCTCTCGCGCGCTGCCAGCCGACGTGGGTGACCCTCCTCGAATCTCCGGAATGGCGTGACATCCTGGCCCGGCTCCACCGGGCTCTTGAGCCCCACCCGGCCGCGGCAAGGGCGGTGGCGGTGGAGCTGGACGGGTTCGACGGCGCGTAAGCAACCGCGCGCGCAACTGCTCTCGGCAACCGAGGCATAAGGCTACGCAACCGCGGGGCGATCTGCCCCGTGCGATAGCTCAGCGGTGCAGCTGGCCACGGCTCCGCGTCGTCGAGCGTCCCCGAGGTCCCCGCACCTCGACGTGCTCGCGCTCGCGCGCCGGCTTAGCTCCGACCAGCGCGCCTGGCCGAACCCAAAATACCAAGCCGACCCTGCGCGCTTCGCTCGTGAGGTGCTCGGCGTCGAGCCGTGGGACAAGCAGATCGAGATCCTCGAGGCGGTGCGAGATCACGGCCGGGTGGCGGTGCGCTCTGGGCACAAGGTCTCGAAGAGCCACTCGCTGGCGATCGTCGCGCTGTGGTTCTTCTCGAGCTTCGAAGACGCGCGCGTCGTCTGCACCAGCGTCACGGCACGGCAGGTCGACGAGATCTTCTACCGCGAGGTGAGGAAGATGCACGCGCGGGCGATCGTGCCGCTCGATGGCGAGCCGCGCGAGCTAGCGCGCAGCGGAATCAGGAGCGCCGACTTCCGCGAGATCGTCGGCTTCACGGCGCGCGAAAGTGAGGCTGTCGCGGGCATAAGCGGGGCCAACCTTCTCTATCTCGTGGACGAGGCCAGCGGTGTTCCTGACTCGATCTTCGAGGCCCTCGAGGGCAACCGCGCGGGCGGCGCGAAGATTCTCATGACCTCGAATCCGACTCGATGCGAGGGCGAGTTCTTCGAAGCCTTTGAGTCGAAGGCGAAGTTCTACAAGACCATCCACATCTCGAGCGAGGATACGCCGAACGTGCGCGAGGGGCGCAACGTTGTGCCGGGCCTCGCGACGCGTGCGTGGGTCGAGGAGAAGCGCGAGGAGTGGGGCGAGAACAGCCCGCTCTACCAGGTCCGCGTGCGCGGGAATTTCGTCAAGAACGAAGAGGGAAAAATCATGTCCCTCCACCTGCTCGGCGAAGCCGAGGCGCGCTGGTCGGAGACACCTGCGGTCGGGACGCTGCAAGTTGGCGTCGACCCTGCGGGGCCTGGCGAGAACGGCGACGAGACGACCTTCGGCGCACGGCGCGGACAGAAGCAGACCGCCCTCCAGGCGCATCGCGGGCTCACGGGTGAAGCGATCGTCGTTCACCTCCTCGATTTCCTGAAGCTGCACCGGCTCGACCGCGAGGTCCCGATCGTGTGCCTCGACCGCGAGGGCCCGATCGGAAACGAGGTCTATGGTCTGTTGCGCGCGCACGTGGACGAGCGCCCTCACGATCTCGAGCTGTTCGGCGTCCGCTCCAGCGACAAGGCGCAGCGCGACCCCACGATCTACGGGACCGTGCGCGACGAGCTACACGCGAACGCCGCGCAATGGCTGCGCGAGGGCGGCGCCATCCTCGAGGACGCGAAGCTAACGAAGGAGCTCCACGCGCCGTCGTGGGTCGCCGTTGCTGCCTATGGCGTGAATGCGTCGAGGCTGAAAGCGACCGACAAGAAGGTGCTGCGCAAGGAGCTGGGCCGCTCACCCGATCGCGCCGATTGCTTCATGCTCAGCCTGTGGGAGCCTCGCTCTCTGACGCTCCAGACTGGAGCCGGCGCCGTCGCCGCAGTCCCGCTCGACCCCTACGACGACGGCGACGAGCCCGAGCGCGCGGTCGATCGCGTGTTCGACCCGTACGGTGGCTCGTGAGTCTCTGGGGATCGTTCACCAGCTACTTCATCCCGCGCGCTCGGTCGCCGCAGCTGCGTTCACGGTTCGAGGGCGACCCCGAGCGCGCTCGCAAAGAGCGCCCGCTCCCGACCTACACGAATACCCGCTGGTATCAGGCGGACGTCGAGAACGCGATCCACGCAGCCGACGCTGGCGATATTCAGCAGGCGGCTCGACTCGCCCGCTCGTGTCGACGCGACGGCACGATCGGCGGCCTGCTGTCGACGCGCACAGGTGGCCTCATGCGCCTGCCGAAGCGCTTTCGCGGCACCCCGAACGTGGTCGCGGCGCTCGAGAACCACGAAGAGATCGGCGTCGGCATTTTTGAGCAGGCATTCTCGCCGAAGGAGCTTTCGCTTTTTCTTGGTGACGGCATCTTGCTCGGCGTCGCTGTCGGCGAAATGCTGTGGCTACCGGGACGCGAGCTACCCGTGTTTGTGCGTCTCGACCCCGAGTTCCTGCGGTACCGATGGTCAGAAGACCGCTGGTACTACATGTCCGAGGCGGGCCCGCTCCCGATCACGCCGGGCGATGGCCGATGGCTTTTGCACACGCCTGGCGGCTATCAGCAGCCGTGGGCGAATGGTTCGTGGGCGAACCTCGGCCGCAGCTACATCGCGAAGGATCACGCCTTCCACTACCGCGAGAATTACAGCGGCAAGCTGGCCAATCCCGCGCGCGTAGCAGTCGCCCCGCAGGGCGCGACGGAAGCGCAAAAGCAGAGCTGGTTCCAGAAGGTCATGGCGTGGGGCGTGAACACGGTGTTCGGCATGGCGCCCGGATACGACGTGAAGTTGCTCGAGTCGAACGGACGCGGGTACGAGATCTTCCAGCAGACGATCGAGACCGCCGACCGCGAGTTCATGATCTCGATCGCGGGTCAGATCGTGACCGTTACAGGCGGCGCCGGATTCGCGAACGCCGACATTCACGCGACGATTCGAAGCGACATCGTGCAGGACGACGCCGACGGGCTCGCCTACACGATCAACTCGCAGGGCCTCGCGTGTATCGTGGACCGTCGCTATGGCGGTGACGCCAGCGGCAGCGTGCAATGGGGCACACGCCCCCCGGCGGACCTCAAAGCCGAGGCCGAGGCCATGACGGCGTGCGCAACGGCTGTCGAGCAAACGAACCGCGTGTTCGCCCCGTACGGCATGAAGGTCGACGCCCGCGAGATGGCGACGCGGTTCAAGGTACCCGTGATCGCGCTTGCGCCAGCGGCCGAAGCGGTAACGCCGACGGCACAGGGCGAGCGGCCCATGCTGTCACTCGTGCCGGACCAGCCCGAAGAGGATGGCGTCGTCACCGAGGATGCCAGCGCTGCGCTGGCGGCGAAGATGACCGAGCACAGCGTGCCGCGCTGCGAGCACGGAAAGTCGTCGCGCTGCTGGCTATGTGGGATTGAGCGGGTACGCGATTTTGAGGTCGGAAAGAACGGTCAGCCCGAGTGGGCGATTGCCTGGCGGCCGATAGCACCGGTGGCAGCGTGACTCTCGCCCTCTCGCCCACCGTGCACGTGCGCGCCCGCTCGAGGCGCAAGGTCGCCGCCTATGCGTTCATCCCGGGCGACCCGCCGGCTGAGATCCAGCTGTGGAACGTCGGCGACAACCCTACCGACTACGGCGTGCACAAGTGGACGCAGCGCAGCGTACGCGAGGCCTTCGGCGCCTACCGCAAGCGCGGCAATCCGCTGCAGATCGATATCGACCACAACTGCTCCGAAGAGGAGCGCGCGGCTGCAGCGACCGACGAACCGCCGCTGACGGGTGGCTATGCGCACCTCGAGATCCGCCACGGCGCGCCGTGGCTTCGCTTCGATTGGAGCGCTGTCGGCGCCGAGCAGCTTGCCACGCGCCAGCGGCTCTTTCTCTCGCCCGAATACCTGGTTGATCAGGACACCGGCGAAATCACGGATGTCATCCGGGTTTCCCTCGTTGGGAGCCCCGGAACGCACAACGCACGGATGCTCGCTTCCGCCAAACGGATTCGAGCGGGAGCAGGAAACATGATTGACCCCGTAGTTCTCGCGGCACTCGAGGCCGCTCTCGAGGCGGAGGATCCCAAGGCGGCGATCGAGTCCCTCCTCGCCAAACTCAAGTCAGCCAGCGGCGACGAGCCGGCCGATGCGCCCCTCCCGGTCGACGACGTCGCGGCCGAAGGCGACGCGGCCGAAGGCGACGCGCCGAAGGAAGAGCCCGTCGCCGCCGGCGCGGACGACGAGAAGAAAGACCCCGTCGCGACCGCGAAGGCTGCCGTAGCTCGCGCAAAGGCTGCCGCGAAGCAGACGAGCTCGCTCAAGATCGTTGCCGAGCTAGGCAAGGACGCGAAGGCCTCGCTCGAGGCGCTCACGGCTCGCGTCGAGGGCGTCGAGCGCGACCGCCTGCTCGAGCAGCAGGGTCACCGCCTCGCATCTTCGATCCGCGCCTGGGCGGCAGAGCAGCCGCTCGCTGTGGTGAAGGGGCTGATCAAGTCGGCTCCTGAAGAGGCCGCGCCCGCAACCCGCATCGCCGCCACCCGCGGCGCTGGTCAGGGTGGCAATCGCGCGCCCATGTCCGAGGACGAGAAGGTTCGCGCCGAGCTCGACCGGCGCATGAACGTGTCGACGGCCGCCGCTCCGGTGGTCCGTCGTGAGGGGACGAAGGTGTTCTTCACCCCCCTGACGCAAGCGCAGGCGCGTGCCCACGTCGCCGCCAAAGCAGCCGCACGCGCGGCGGAAAAGGGAGCCTGAACATGGCTGCTGCAACAGCTGAGCGGCCGCGCCGCTTCGAGACCTGGAAACACAAGGACTTCATTCTCGCCTCAGGCTTCAAGGCCTGGAAGGGCACGCGCGCCATGCTTGACCCGATCACGGGCAAGGTGCGACCGGCGACCGCAGTTACCGGCCTGCTTGCGATCGGCATATTCAACGAGACGATCGACGCCGCGGCCGGTGACAAGACGATCTCGGTCGACCTCGAGGACGAGATCGTCGTCGAGCGGTTCGCAAACGACACTGCCGGCAACGCGGTGCTCGCGACCGACGTCGGCAAGATCGCGTACCACACGGACGACAACACCGTCAGCATCACGTCACTGGGCAAGTCGCAGGCGGGCCGGATCTGGGACGTCGACGCCGTGAAGGGCGTCGCGATAGAGCGCATCGACGCAACCCCATTGGGTCGTCTCCCGGCTGTGGCGGCGTTCGTCGCGAACGACTTCGCGCCGGCCACCATTGCCGTCGGAGCGCTATTCGACGTGCCCACCACCGCGGGCGCGTCGACGATCACGCTGCCGACCGCGGCGCCCGACGGCACCGTCGCCTACTTTTTCGCCGACGGCGTGAAGAACGGCCACACGGTGCAGTACCGCGACCAGGACGGCCCCCTGGCTCTCACCACGGCGCTCATCGCGTCGAAGCGGCACCTCGTGGTTGTCGCCAAGCGTGACGCCAAGTGGGCCGCAAACGCCTACGTGAGCCCGTGACAGCGGGAAGGAAAGGATCTGACAAATGCCCGCTCTAACGCCTCAGTTTTTGTTTGATTTTGAATCCCGTATGCAGGCCATCACGGAGGACGAGTACTCGCGTCTTCTGTCGAACCTCTGGTGGTCGCAGATCATGAAGACCATGCAGTCCACCTCCAAGAAGGAGATGGTCGCTTGGCTCATGTCGACGGCCCAGATCGAGGACCTCGGCAAGAAGGGCGGCAACATGCCCTTCGAAGATCTGGTGTCGAACACCACCGAGTTCGAGAACCGCTACGCCGGTGCCGGCCTCAGGCTGCTGCGGCAGCAAGTCGAAGACACCGACGGCAAGGGCCTCGAGCTCGCTGCGCATTGGTCGAAGGACATCGGCACGTACATGGCCTACTGGCCGCAAAAGAAGCTCGCCGAAGCCATGAAAAATGGCGAGCTTGCGACGAGCACCGGCTACGACGGGCTGCCCTTCTACTCGAAGTCGCATCCGCTGAAGCCGGGCGACCCGTCGAAGACCTACGCGAACTTGCTCAGCGGCGCAGCTGCGTCGACGCCGAGCACTGACCCGAACGACGCCGGCTACCCCGGCGCCATCGTGATCGGTGACTCTGTGACAGTGGACGTCGCGTTGCAGAACCTCGCGAAGCTCCGCAGCTACATCGCGTCGATCAAGATGCCGAACGGCGTCGACCCGCGCTTTCTGCGCCCGTCGCGCATCCTTGCACCCCCGGCGCTCATGCCGCGACTCGTGCAGCTCACCGGCGCAAAGACCATTGCGCAGGCCGCTGCAGGTGGCGCCGGCACGAACGACGTCGAGGGGCTGATCAAGTTCCTCAACTACGCGACGCCGATCGAAATGGACGAGCTTGCCGGCTACGAGAGCGACTCAACGTTCTTCGTCGTCGCCGAGCAGATTACCAGCTCGCAGCTGGGCGCGTTCGTGTACGTCGACCGCGAGCCGTTCAACATCAACTACTACAGCGGCCAGGAAGCCGGCTCGACGGGTCTCGACGCGATCTTGAACCGCGCAGAAGAGCTCGAATGGCACTGCAAGGGCCGTAACGTCGTTGGCTACGGTCATCCGTACTTAATTTTCAAGGTCAAGGCGACCTGAAGAGCTGACGCTAAACTCGTTTCGCCCCGGTAGGCCCCGAGCCCCGGGGCTCGAGGCGTTGAGACATGTACCTCACCCCTCTCCAGTGGCGCACGCGCACGGTCATGCCGTCTGCTGACGTTGACGCGTTGGACGTTGGCGAGCCGGGATTTCTCGGCTCGAGGATCGCCTTCCAGCAGGGCAAGATCGAGGCGCGTCTGGCGAAGCGCTATGCGACCCCGTTCGCCTCGCCGGTGCCCGAAATCGTGCTCGGCTGGCTGACAGATCTCGTGACATTCGACGCCTACATGAAGCGCGGCTTCAACCCTGCCGCCGAGCAGGACAGCGAGATCAAGGCCGCGGCCACGACTGCGCTCGAGGAAGTAAAAGAGGCCGCCGAAAGCAAAGAGGGGCTCTTCGAGTTGCCTCTTCGAGAGGACATGAAGGGCAGCTCGGCGATCGATCGCGGCGGGTCATTCGGCTACTCCGAGGCCTCGCCCTACGCGTGGACCGACCGCCAGCGCGAAGAGGTCCGGCGATGAGCGGCGCTGGCGACATCAACAAAATGATCGCGGAGCTGCGCGCCATCCCTGGCGCGATCAAAGCCGCTGCGCCCGATCTCGCAGAGGACATGCGGCGGTCTCTCGCAGCGACCGCCAACGCGGGCACTGCGCCCGATGGCAGCGCGTGGAAGCCGAAGAAGGACGGGGGCCGAGCGCTCGTCAATGCCGGGTCTAAGATCGTCGTGACGGCGATCGGGACCGTGCTCGTCGCGGTGATCTCTGGCCCCGAGGCGATCCACCACTACGGCACGAAGAAGGACCCACAACGGCAGATCCTGCCGAGCGGCGGGAGCCTCCCGGACACGCTCGCGCAGGCCTTCCGCGCAGGCGTTGCCAAACCATTCCGGAAGGTCATGGGGGCCGGCTGATGGGCATCAACGCGCTCGACCAATGCTTCACCGATTGCTCGGCCTACTTCGTTGCGCGGAGCCTCCCCGAGGTGCTGCGGTGGGGTCGCAAGGAGCTGACGAAGCAAACGAACCAGAAGCCCGGCGCCGACCGTGCTGGTCGTATCGTGTTTGTGCCCGGCGATGACGCAGGCAAGGCCGGAAAGATCGGCATGCCGAAGCAGATTGGCAGTGGGTTCCCGCGAGCAATCTACGGCTGGGCGGAGCAGTGCACGATCCATGTCTGGGGCCACGACGGCGCCGCCGGGCGCGACGACGAGCGCGCCCATTACCGCGTCTGCGTGGATCTGTTCGAGTGCTTGATGCGCGCCATTCGCAGCAGCCAATGCGGAGAAATCGAGATGGGCGAGGTCGAGTGGGTCGTGACGCCAGTTGAGAACGTCTTCGGCTGCGCGCTGAAGTTCCCTCTCATCGTCCACGGCCAGATCCAAGACGCTCGCCCGACCGCCGTTCTGGCGACGGCACAGGGCATCGAGTCAGCGGTGTTCCAGCAACCAAACTCATCGTTCCCGACGTGAGGAAGACATGCCTGTAAACGCAATAACGATCAATACGCTCGACAACCAGGTCGGCGTCCTCGAGCCTGGGGACAACGACACCCGCCTGGCCATCGTGGCGAGCGCAATCTCTGGACCATTGAACACCCCGCAATTGCTTGCGCGCAAGAGCGACGTGGTCGCGACATTTGGTGCTGGTGGTCCGCTATCCGAGGCCATGTGCTACGCCATCGACCAGACCGGGAAGCCGGTGCTCGGCTGTCGCGCTGGTGACACCATTGCGGGCACGTGCACCACCGTGGTGGAGACGGGAACGGGAACGAGCGTCGTCACTCACGACGCAGCGGTTGAGCCGTTTGACGACTACGAGGTCTTCGTCCGATTCATTGTTGGCGGGACCATTGGGGTAGCTGGCATCACCTTCCAGTTTTCTCTCGATGGCGGCCGCACCATGAGCCCAGTAATCGCTCTGGGGACGGCCGTTTTCTACGTGATCGCTGAGGCCAACGTGCGGCTAAACTTTGGCGCCGGGACCATGGTCGCTGGTGACACTGCGAGCACAAGAGCGAGCGCGCAGCAATGGAACAACGCTGAGCTTGCGACCGCGCTGGACGCTGTGATCAATGGTTCAAACCGCTTCGATCTGCTACTGGTCGAGGGGCCGATGACGGCGACGGATGTCGCTACATGCAGCACGCGGCGCACCAATGCGGAGAACATCGGCAAGGAAATCTCGTTCCTTGGAGGGTTCCGTTTGCCGACTATCGGCGAGACATCGGCGGCCTACCTCACGGCATTCAGGGCAGCCTTCGACGCTACCTCGTTTGACGGGATCGCCATGACCGCTGGCGGGTCAGAGCTGCAGAGTTCGATCTCACAGCGTCGACTGCTGCGGCGTCCAGCGATGGATCTTGCAGCGTGCGCGGTCGCGGTCAGGGCGGGTCAAGACCTGTCTGAAGTTGGCGAGCGCGCCGTATCGCCGCGACCACCGACGGTACGGATCAAAGACGACGCGAACAACCCCAAGCACCACGACGAGGTCTTGACGCCAGGGCTGGATGACGCGCGGGCGACTACCTATCGCAGCTGGTTTGGACGCCAGGGCGTCTACTTCAACAACGTCAATTTGCTGTCTGCGGCTGGCTCGGACTTCAAGTATTTGCAGCACCGCCGCGTGATGAACATCGCGCGCCGTGTTGTGCGCCGGGAGCTAGAAGAGTTCTCGAGCGCCGATCTGTTGGTCAATCCTGACACTGGCAGGATCCTCGAGGAAGAGGCGAGCGCGATCGACAGCATAGTCAACGCGGCGTTGTACGACGCGCTGATCGCGGAGCGCAACGCCAGCGACGCGCAATTCCAGCTGTCGCGCGTCGACAACATTCTGTCGACGTTTACGCTGCGCGGTGCGCTGAAGATCACTCCACTAGCCTACGCAAAGCAGATCGTCGCCGAGGCGGGCTACTACAATCCGGCGCTGAAGGCCGTCTTCCAGGAGCTGTGAAATGTCCTCGCAAAACGTCGTCAGAATCAATGGGAAGGCGTTCGACGCGTCCAGCACGATTATCAGAATCGCCAACTTCCGGCTCGTCTGGGCGAAGTCGCTCAAGTACGGACAGAAGAGAACTCGCGGGAAGGTCGTGGGCTTCAATCGATCGCAGGCGCCGATCGGTTATACCAGCGGTACATACGAGGCTGAGGACTGCACCATTTCGGTCTATAGGCACGTAGCGGCCGAGCTGCGCGAGTTTCTCGCGAAGAGAGCCAAGAGCCCCTCCTATGGCGACGCGCGATTCCCGATCATCGTGCAGTATGCCGAGCTGGGACTGAAGGAAGTGAAGGACGAGATGCTCGGCTGCTCGCTGGTCGGAGATGGCGGCGGATCCGAGGCCGGCACCGGTGACGCTTCGATCGAAGATGTGGTGTTCCAGGTCACGAGAATGCGACGGAACGGCCGTACGCTACACGCGTTTGACCCGCTGTTCGGGGTCATCTGAGGGACGCAAACGAAGAGGAGGAAACGTGGAACCGAAGACGGAGCTGTCGCTCGAGGAGCAGGTCGAAGAGGCTGAGAAACGCGTGGCCGAGGCTTCGCGTCGCCGCGAGGACAGGCAGAGAAAGGACCGGCTCGAGCGCGCGCTGAAGCGGGCCGAGTTCACCGAGATCGTCGACCGGCTGGAAGAAGAGCATGGGTGCGAAGGCAAGGGCCTGGCGAAGTACGTCACCAACAGCGGCAAGCTGATCGTGGTGACTGCGGGTCAGCCAACCAAGCTGAAGAAATTCCGTGAGACCAAGGGCACTGGGCACGACGTAGAGCTTTTCGTGAAGCCCCATGTGGTCTATCCGACTGCGGAGGAATACGACGAGATCGTACACGAGGAGCCTGCCATCCGTGACCCGCTCGGCTCACTGATCGTGCGTCTCTATGGTGTCCAGCGGGAGGAAGACGAGGGAAAATAGCCAGCCTCCTCGCCGAGGCAGAAGACAGCGACGGCGTGGCGGGCAGCTGCATCTACGCCGTGCTGAAGACGGACGGGGAAGGCGAAGACTACATCCCGTCAATGGTCGGAGCAATTTTGATTGGTGGCGTGATCCGTCACCTCCTGAGGATGCCGGTAATCCAAAGTGGCTAAAGAGACCGCCCGATTCGCAGTGGAGCTGGACGTCACTGACGTCGAGGATGGGGCCGCCAGCGCGGCTGCAGCCCTCGCGAAGCTGCGTGCGAAGATCGAGGACGAGACCAAGGCGCTCCGCGATATGCAAGCCGCGATGGGCCGGCTGAAGGGCAGCAGTAACGAGGTTATCGCCGCCAAGAAGGACCTGCAGACGAAGATCACCGCATCGAAGGAATCGATCGCGCAGGCGCAGGCAAGCTACCTAAAGGGCGGCGGCGCGCTGGACCAAATCGGGAAGAAGTCCCTCGACGCGGCGAAGGGGGCGAAGGCCAACGCGGGCGCCCAGGTGGAGCTCGGCAAGGCCACGGGAGCGGCAGGCGCGCAGAGCGCCGCGGCCGCCGGGAGCGCTGGCAGGCTGGCAGGTGCGCTGGGCAGGATCGGTCCGATAGCTGCTGCGATTGCGGCAGTGCTGATCCTCACCGTCGGTCTGATCGTGGCAGCGGTGAAGATGGCCGACTTGGCGAGATCTGCCCGCCTCGCGAATGAGGCGATGGCAGGCAGCGCCGAGGGCGGGGCCAAGCTCGGCGGCCGGATCGACAAGCTGTCGAAGTCGCTACCCATGACCAAAGCGGCGCTGACCGACATCGCGAAAGCGCTGACCGACAAAGGCTTACAGGGTGCCTCGCTCGAGTACGCGCTCTCCGCTGTTGCGCGCACCACAGCGGTGCTCGGCGCGACCGCCGGCGGGAAAATCCAGGCGGTGGCGGAGGAGGCCAAGAGGCTGAAAAGGTTCACGGCGCAGGCGCTCGATTTCACCGGCACCGGCATCACTATTGACGACGTCGCAGCGTCACTTGCGAAGCGCACCAAGACGACATTGGCGAACGCGAAGGCGTCGATCAAGGCTGGCGCCGTCGACCTCGCCTCAGGACTCGAGGCCCTCGACAACGCGACCAAGACCAAGCTCGGCGGCGCTGCCGCCAAGATGAACAACTCGCTCGGATCGATCTGGGAAAGAGCCGAAGCCGGCTTCGGCTCAATGTTCGCCGGCCTGGACCTTGAGCCGTGGCTCCAGGGGCTGTCCGATATCGTGGGCTTGCTCGACAGCTCAAGCGAGAGCGGCAAGGCATTGCGGGCTATCGCAGAGATCGCTCTCCAGCCGCTTCTCGACTTCCTCGGCCCGGGCGCTGGCGTCGTCAGCTTCCTGGAGGATCTCGTGATCGGAACGCTGCTGGTCGCCATCGGCATGATCCGAGCAAAGAACGCGGTTGTGGCGTTCGCGGTGGGCGCTGGCGCGGCAATCAAAGGCGTCGCGACTGGGGTTTCTGACCTCGGGTCGGCCATCATTGATGGTCTCGTCGCCGGCATCGCGGCAGGCGCGGCCAAGGTCGCGAAGGCGCTGACTGGGGTGGTCGATGGCGCGATCGAATCCGCAAAGGAGCAGCTTGGCATTGAGTCGCCGTCGAAGGTCTTCGCCGAGATGGGGCGGCAGACAATGGCAGGGTACGAGCAAGGCGTTGAGAGTTCGGCGCCTGGAGCGGCGGTCGCTGTGAGGTCCGCCATGACGACTGTCGCGGATGCAGGCGCAGCTTCGGCTGGCTCTCCCGGGACCGGCGGCACAACGCTGGTGGCAAACGTCACCATTAATGGCAGCGGCGACGATCCGGCGTTTCTCTCTCGCGTTCATGCCGCTGTCGTGCAGGCACTGCGCGACGCCGCTACCATGGTCGGCGAGCCGGTGCGGGGTGCCGCGTGAACCCTCTCACGAACCCCGCCGCATACAACACGATCCGCGTGGGCGGTCGTCTGTGGTCGTCCAAGGTAATAGTCAGCGGCGCTGCGGCGCTCTACAAATGGGAGAAGATCGCGGGACAGGGCACGGACGGCGCGACGTCCAAATTTGGCGGCGTCGAGCTGTGCGACGTACAAATCAAGTTTCTCTGCTGGCTGCCTGCGCATTTCGATCAATTCGAGAGCGAATTTCGGCCGCTGTTCCAAACTGCCCCGAAGGGCAAGAAGCCAGTGGCGCTCGAGGTCGATTCGCCCGAGCTAGTGAAGCTTGGGATCCGTCGCGTCGTGGTCACCAAGGTCGGCATGCTGGAGGCGGAGGGCAGCGATGGGCTGTACTCGTACCCCGTGGATTGCTCGCAGTTCAAGCCGCCTAAGCCCGTCCAGGTGCTAAAGGCCAAAGGCGCGGATGGCGGTCCTGACGACCCCAGTACGCAGCTGAGCCCGAAGCAGGCGATGATCAAGGAGCTGACGAAGCTGGTCAAGGAAGAGGCTGCGAAGTGACGACGCACCTTTGCACCGTCCAGGGCCTACCGTGCGCCTCTGCGCGCGTCCTGCTGCCGTTTGGTGGCGTCTGGCTCGCTCAGCTCGGGCTCGTCGACCCGAAGCCCGTAAGCGGCTCTGTGGTGGTCGCGTTGGGCGGCCTAGAGCTGCGCGGGACCGTCGACCCGAGCGGCGATGGCACCTTTGCTGGTCACCAGTCGATCACGGTCCGTGGCGGTGGCGGCGGCTGGGGGAAGGCGCTCACGGCGAAGGCGTACCACAATGACGGCGGCATCACGCGAGGTCGCCTCGCACGCGAGGCTGGGCGCGAGGTCGGCGAGGTCGTCACGGTCGACACGACGCTCGACACTTCGGTGGGCGTCGACTGGGAGCGCGAGGCCGCCCCGGCGTCCAGGCTGCTCTCCCTGCTCTTCCCGAGCGCGACATGGTGGGTAGGCCCCGATGGGGTGACGCGCGTCGGCACGCGGCCGTTGTTCGACGCAACGGGTGTTCGCGTCGTCCATTTCGATCCGGATCGTCGCGCATTCGAGCTTCGGTTCGAGGGCGTCGACGTCTCGCAGGTCCTGCCCGGGGCTCGGGTGGCTGACTCGGTCCGGTTCACGCCTGGCCTCACCGTCGGCGACGTCGAGGTCTACTACGACAAGGAAGGCCTGCGCGCCTGCGCGTGGGAGGGCACAGCGCGGAACGCGATCGCTGACGCATTACGCGCGCTCGCCAGCGCTGCAGATCCGGCGCGGGCCTACCACGGGATCTACCGGTACCGCGTGTACAGTAGGGATGGCGACCGCGTGAATTTGCAGGTCGTCAACAAGGAACTGCGGTTGCCAGACGCGCTACCCGTCGGCATGGCGCCCGGCGTGGCCGGCGCGTTCTCCACGCTACGCCCGGGCGCAGTGGTGCTCGTTCAGTTCGTCGACGGAGACCCCGCGCAGCCGATCATCGTCGGCTTCACGCGCAAGGAGGAGCCTGGATTTGTCCCGATCGAGACGTGGATTGACGCTGACCTAGTCAAGCTTGGCGGCGGCTCTGATTGGGTGACGCTAGACACGCTCGTGAGGTCACGCATTCAGCAGCTCGCCATTGCGATCCTCAACTCGGCACCGGTCCCGAATGACGGCGGCGCCGCGATCCAGACCGCGGCAAAGGGCATCCTGACTGGCATCTCCGGCTGGTCGATGGCGCTCGAACCGCC